ATGTACAATCGGTTCTCAGTTGATGTAACCCATGAGCAAAACTCCTCCCACTTAGCAGTGTTATTCTGTTGTGTGAGGGTTGTAGCCATTAAGTGTTAGTCTAAAAATTTAACTTGGACCTCAGCTACACCAGCTGAAGTCATACCAATCCGGTTAGCTGTGCCATAAGAGATATCAAGATCCCTCCCCGGAATAAACGGCCCACGGTCATTGATCCTTACTACTTCGCAAGTTTTATAACACACTTCCAATTGTGTACCAAAAGGTAATGTTTTGTGAGCCGCTGTACTATCATACTGATTATATATTTCCCCATTAGCTGTTCGATTACCATGGAATCCCGGTCCATACCAGGATGCTGTAAGAATTGTAGCTGTTAAGAGTGGAATCATTGTTAGAATTTAACGTCAGAACGTTCTAGTTTTTCCATAACTTCCCTACGATAAGCAGGGTCATTGTCATACTTAGGATCATTCATAGCTTCTACTACTTGCGCTTGACTTCTGAATTGATCACCTCTATTTGATGGAGCTTTGCCTGTAAGCATCTCTCCTTCAACACCTGAAGCATCATCATATCTATACTTCAAAGCTTGTACAGCAAAGTAACAAGCAGTAGGATCACCTTTCTCCATTACTGTGTCATACATATCTATCTCACCTTTCTGTAGATTATTCTTAGCCCAGCCCATTAAACCTTCGTATTCTTTATCACCACCAACTATATTCTTTAACTGTTTCACTTGTGATTCAGAGATTTGAGGTTGTTGGTTTTTATTACGATAGTCAAGATGCATCTTAGCTAGATCCTTAGGATCCATCTTTTCAAGTTCCTGAATAGTTGCATCAGTATACTCAGACTGTGCCTCATCCCAAAGGCGATCAAGAAAATCAGAATCAGGTTCTTCAGTTTCTCCTTCTTTCTCTATCTCTAGCTCTTGAGTAGGCTCTTCATCTTCTTTTGAAGTTTCACCTAACTTACCTTGCAGTTCGATGTAAGCTTTCTCTAGTTCTTGTGCATCTTTATACTTACCAGCCAGGAGGTTTTCCTGACTAGCTTGCATTTGTTCACCGATCTCTAGCGATTCTTGTTCATCTGATGTTAGTACTTCAGTATCTGGTGAGGTATCTACTGTTAATGTTTCTGCCATAATTTATCCAGGTGGTTGTTGTTGTTGTTGTGCCATCTGCATTTCAGCTTGCATCTGTTTCTGTTCTACAGCTGCCATAGCTGGAGCATTCTGCTGCTCTTGCATAGCCATCTGCTGTTGCATTTGTTGATCTTGCTGTCCTTGTATCTCTTGCATACTCTTCACTAGGTTGAGTACGTCAATACCTGATGCAGCTGCTAGACGTTTGATAACTTCATCAGGGTTGATGAATGTCTGCAGTGCCTCTGGTCCCATCGTCTGTGCAATGGTTTGTAGGAACATGCCTAGACTTTCCCTATCTTGTCCCCGTCCAAGAGCATTGATACCTGCTACAATAGTAGGCTTAACTACATCTTTAGGGATAGGAGGTATAGTCTTATTTTTTGTTAGTACACTAAGCTTACGGTCTAGGTAAGGTACTAGGAACTCAACAGTTAGAAGGCTGAATAGCCCACCAAGTTGCTGTTCTAATTCCATCTGAGTCATTCGAACCTCTTCGGCAGTTGTGCGCTCAGATTGTCTTACATTTAGTACAAGGAATGCTTCACTTAATCTCTTCTCTAATGTACCTGCTGATTGATAAGCAGTCTGGAAGTCCGCCCCTTTACCAACTTGAACTACACCGATATCATCAGGTCTTCCCTGAATAATAGCACCGTTTCCAGCTGCCGCTAGAGTAGCTGGTTTAGTACTAGCTGATGGTGATACAGTAAAGACTACTTTAGCAGCTGCTGCAGAGCCTTCTACAAGGGCCTGAGAGAGTGCTTCAAGTGACTTAAGATCTCCCATAAACTCCTCTACTCTACCTCTACCATAATCTTCCCCATCAACTGTGTTGAATCTTAAAGGAAGCCAAGGTGTAATGTTCAGTGGAGCTTTACTAATTGATTTAGGTATGATCTTATCATATACTTCTTGATGCCAATATACTTTTTTATCTTTGACAGTGACGTGTGTATAGACATCACAGTCGTTATCATCATCGTCATTATATTGACTGACATCACCCTTCATTAAGTCGGGTACTAGTTTTTCTACTATTTTTTTGTTAATAATTTCTTTAGTAACTATCTCAATAACGTTACCGTTCCCGTCTCTATTTATAACATAGCGGTTAAGTGGGAATAATTTAAGCCCCTCATTACCCATGAAGATAAGAGCATTGCCTGATACAACCAAATGTTTCATAGCTTGGTGTACAGCAACTCTATCATCTGAAGCAGCTATGGTCTCAAGTATTGTACGTTCAACCTTAGCGAAGATTAGATCTAATTCTGATTTAATCTCTGGTCCATAGTCTCCTAATTTGGATTCATCTACTTGTAGTTTAAAGAAGCTAGTCTGTGGAGGTAGAAGACTAAGCATTAGCTTTGCTGCTAATGTCACAACTCCTTTAGCTCCAACTGATTGCCAAGGTGTTACTAGTCTCCTACGGCTTGTAGTATTATCATCCTCATGTATTAAATAAGGAATTGTTAATTCTGAAGCTTGTTTTGCTGTGTTTAAATATTGTGAACGTTTACCTGATAGTACATCGTATCTCTGTTTAGCGCTCATTATAAAGTAAGGTTTGATTTACCAGTTCGGGATCCTGAGATCCCCATTGTGTTCATATATTGATATGGAGTAGACCTACTGAATCTGTTTGTTCCTTTTCTACCACCTGCTTCAGTGATTGATAGGCGTGATCCTTTGACTGTTGCTGCTGTACCTACTCCAGTAGAGCTGCTGCCCTTCACTCTTGCTGCTTGCGCTGCTGACGCCTCTTGAATACGGGCTTGCTCTGCTGCTGCCGCTTGCTGTTGAGCTAATAAATCAGCTTGAAACTGTTGTTGTGCTTCCCGTGCTAACCTATCACGCTCTGCTTGTCGTGCTTCATTTTGTTGAGGACTGTTGAACCACTCTGATTCACTTCCAAACCTACCTTCATTTTTACCAGAGGTACTGTAGTGCCAAGCAGCGAAGTCATTCTTAGCTGACTGATCGTTAGCACCCCTTGACATGATGTACATATCATCACCTACGTTATAAGCCATATCTCGGTTTTCACCTTTACCATGCTTATCCCAGTGCTTCTGTCCCCATGAATATCTAGATTCGGCAGGATATTTGCCATAGGCTGGTGCTACTATATTTGTTTGCCAATGATTTTCAAGATCACTATGGCTCTTTACATATTTACCGAAGTTCATAGGTTGCTGACCAAACCAGTCATTAAAAGCATTCCCTACATCTTGGTTCTTACTTAAGTAATAATTAGGATCAAACCCACTTACTTGACTTGATTGGAATTTTGATCTTGGTGATGGCATTTGATTTCTCCTTTGTTTGTTTGTTTAAGCATCTGAATGTAAATCTACTGGTGTAATACCTTCTGGTGTACTGTAACTTACGTCACTTGTAACAGCTGAAGCTAGCTGCATATTCTTCTCAGCTGAATCCCAATCCAATTCTTTAGGGGGTTCAGGCTCTTTATCTAAACCATAATGTTTCCAGATGTCACCTTCAATACCGTAGTGTTTACCCTTCGGTCCTTCTCGTATGATCTTAGGTATGTGATCGTTTACGTTAACTATGTCAATTAGCCAATCGCTGATTTCATCTAGATCTTCAGCTACACCTTGATCATGTACACCCCAGTCACGTAACTCTTCCCAGTCATCTTCCCAATCTTTATCTTTATCTTTATTTACTAAATCCCCCCAAGTGCTGTACATTGAACTTTTAGTTCTGTTTGCGTTTGGATCTATCTTAGCTTCATGTATCTTACCAGTCTTTTTATTCCTCCAGCGAGATGTCTTAGCAGCTTCATAATCTAAACCTCTGCTTTTAGCTTCATCAACAGTCATCCATTCGTATTCAGCTGGGGTGCCAGAAGTTTGTACCACTTCATCCTCCAGATCCATATCACCATGAATCGTCCTAGTTCCTCCTGAGGTCCCTGCCTTAATCACTGCACGTACTCTAGCCGTCCCATCATTAGGACCAGTACCTACCTTACCTTTAGATTCTTTAACCCAATCATCCCAGTCATAACCTTTAGCTTCTGCTGCTACTTGATAGAGGGGGTTATCTATGACGTCCCAGAAGTTACCCTTCTCTATCTCACCCCTTCTTTTTTTCCATTTATGTTGCTTATTACTATGCCAATGCTTGTTTAAACCTTTCGATCTCCCAAACATATCAACATCTTTTACAGGGCCAACCCCTTCCATCCAGCTCATTTTTCGTCCTCCATTCGTTTGGTTATCCATTCAACAACTGATTGTTGTCCGGCTTGGTACATTATTTGTGAAACCGTATCTGTAGGGATAGGAGTCACAGGTGGAAATACCTCCTGAAGTTCTTTCAAGAGGTACTGATCAAATTGAGGACCGTAGATGGCCTCAAGCATATTGTGGGAGGTTTTCATTGCTATGTTCAAAGAATGCTAGCATCCGTCCTCTCTTAGTTTCAGAAAGTTCAGGTGCCCTGCCTTCATACATTAAGCGATCACTAGAATCTAGCCAAAATTTTTTATCCAAATATCTGTCTTCAGTATTTATACCTAGTGGTTGTAGTATCCAATTAATAGTAGCCTTCCTTAGTTTATCTAATGAAGGTGATACTTCTAGGCTCATTTCCTTACATACTAAAGAATGAGCTGCTACGTGAATAGTCTCATCCCTTGAGATATCTGCACTTACTGTTCGCAATCCAGCGTCACCATTAAACCTAAAAAAGGGTAATAGAACGAAGAAAATTGCACGTTCGGCCACCAATGCTTTGAGGATTGTATGATCAGGATGCGCAATCCAAGCTTCTCTGAGCTTAATTGCTTCCTTCTCAGCGGTAGATTCTGGATCAACATTGTGAGCGTTGGCGATGTAACTAAGAGCCAGGTCGTGGTTCTCTTCGTCTTCGACATTGGACGCCAGAAGCTCCCGTGCGTACGGTGGAACTTCACGTTTAAGAGCTTCCTTGATCCAGTCTCCCACAGGTAATTCCATATGACGAACCGCCAGTGCCCTAAGAATGGTCTCTTCACTTCCTTCTCTCAGTTTACCAGCAGTAGTTTGTACGGGTGACCACTTCCGCTTTCGGTCTAATAGTTTATGATAAGGGTCTTTCCTCATTATTCTCCACAATTACAATCAACAGGTTTGTTTAAAAGATCCTCCAAGTAATCGTTCAGATCGTCATCAGCAAGAGCAGACATAACATCTGTCTTATCTTGAGTATCAGCCATTACTTGTAGGCTATAGTAAAGGGAGGTTTGGGGTGATGCCATCCACTCTTCCACAAATTCGTCATTGTAGGTTACGCAATCACTCCA